CCTTCGTCGTCGTGCCCTGGAAGGTGAACGCGACCTTGTCGCCCTCCTTCGCGGCCTTGATGCCGAACTCCTTGAGCCGCTCGAACTCGCCCGTCGACGCGTCGGCGATGGCCTCGATCAGCTGCATCAAGTCCTTGCCCATCGCGCTCGCGGTGTTCCCGTAGGAGGCGAGTGCGCGGCGCGACGGCTCGAGGCCGAGGGCCTTGAGCTTCACGAACCCTTCGGTGACTTGCGCGAGCCCGAACGGCGTGTTCGCAGCGAAGTCCTTGATCCAGACCATTTCCTGCGCAGCCTTCTCGGCGCTGCCGGAAATCGTGATCAGGCTCGAGTTCAACTTGTCGAACTCGCGCTGGACGGCGATCAGCTTCGACAGGCTCGCCTCGGCCGCAAAGCCCGCGAACAGCCCGCCGAGCAGGTTCTTCAGGCGAGCGATGTCCTTCTCGATAGCCCCGAACGCGCCCTGAACGGTGCGCCGCGCCGCGTCCATGTCATTCGCAAGACGCGCGACATTGGCCGCCAACTCGATCTCGAGGTTTCCGATCTTCATGGCTGGTTTCTCGACCTTGCCAGCGCCGAGAAGGCGTTGGCGACTTTCCTGGCTACGACCTCGCGGTCGAACTCCGGCGCCCCGTAGGGCGGCTGCGCATCCGCGCGCTGCGCTGCGTGGCTCTCGCTCACGTAGGCGCGCGACATTTCCTGTATTGCCGTGAACTCCCACGGGAGCAGCGGCGTCCCGGTGCCCGTCTGCCACGCGAGGATTTCGCTCGGTGGCAGCGGCGCCGGCCCCATCCCGCCAGCCGCGACCATTCCGACGCGCTGCCAGTAGCCGATGAGGTATTGCGCCTCCCCGACGTCCGGCATCGAGGGGCGCCCGCCGTTGGCGGTGATCCGTTCAGCCCGCGTCTTTTGGTCCGCAGGCACGGCCTTGCCGGCGCGCTTGTCGCGTTCCGGCACGGCCTGCAGCCAGGCGAGATGCCTGGCCCACAGGGTCAGGTCTTCGACGACCCCTGCGTAAAATTTGACCAGTCGCCGACGGCCTTGTTCACCTGCTCACCCACGAACCCGATCTTCGGGTCGAGGTATGCAGCTTTGAACATTTCGCGACTTTCCAGGTCCTGGTAACCGAAGCCGTTGAACGACGTGGTACAGGCAGCGAGGAACTCGGCGTCCAGCTCGCGCTGGGCCTTCTCGCCCATCTTCTTCCCGCCCTTGCGCACGAACTCCAGCACGCCGGCGTTGCGCACGGCCTGAGCGGCTTGGAACTGGCGCGAGCCCGGGCCGTAGACGGTGATCGACAGGCGTTCGCCCTTGTCGTTCTGCAGCGGCTCGCCGTCCGGGCCGTCCAGCTCGATCGTCGTGGTTTCGGAGACGGCGAGTTTCGAGATGTCGAACATGACTTGATCCTTTTCGCGGGAGGATTGGCTGCACCTCCCCGCCGCGACCGCCTCCCGCGAAGAAGGCGAATCGCGGCGGCTCGGTGCTCTGGTTGCCATTGCTGGCAGTTATCAGGCGGCGAGCGACTCGACGATGCCGACGCCAGACTTGGACGACGTCAGTTCGAGCGTGCAGGTCGCGGTGGTGATCGCGTCGACCGAGCCGAAATTGACCTTCCAGCTCATGACCATGGCCTGGAAGAAGTACTTGTCGCCGTTGGGCGCCGTCACCTGGAACGAATAGGGGCTGTCGCTCAGCGACGCCGCTTTCATCAGGATCTGGCCGGCGTCGTCGGTGTCGAGGCCCAGCGTCAGCGGCATCGTTCCTTCGTTGAACGAGCCCTTGAACTTCTGGGTGCCGCGGTTGCCGATCGACTGATGAGTGACCAGCGCGTATTCGCGGCCGATCTCGCCCATGTCGGTGATTTCGCCGATGCCGGTGAAGGTCAGGGCCGTGTAGCCAGCCGAATCGAACGTGGCGGGCGCGACGGCGCTGACTTTCAGCGTGGTACCCGCGGAGGTATTGACTGCCATTTGAGTTGCCTCGTGGAAAGAACCCCGCGAGTCGCGGGCGAAAAAAAGCCCGCCAGAAGCGGGCTATTCAGTGAGCGAGCGACAGCGTCACTCGTCGTAAATGAGTAGGTAGTCGGCCGGCTGCGTCCAGATGCCGGCGTCGTCGTCACAGTCCATCGGACCGAGGCTTGCGAACCGGCACGACAGGACGCGCTTCCCGGCCGCAGTGAACGGTCCGGCCTGCTCGAGCGCCGCGCGGACAGCCGCGTGGATCGCCTTGACCTCCGGCACCGCCTTCGCGAGCGGGTTGATCTGCACCCGAGCGCGGGCGCGCACCGGTGTGCGCAGGCTCACCTGCGGCGTCGGCATCGCGTCGACGACCTGATAGACGACCCCCGGGAACGCACTGCCCTGCGGCAACTGCCCGAGCGCGCGCCTTGTACCGACGAGCGCGGTCACGCCTGGCGCCCCGAGCAGCGCCGCGATGATCAGTTCCGGGTTCACGCCGCCGCCTTCGCCAACTTGGCCACCTCACGCGGCAGACGGCTGCGCACGTAGTCCGCCACCGCCTGAAACGCAGGCTGCGCACCCTCGTCGAGCGCCGGCCGCATGAACGGCTTCGGATGCGCGCCCGGGTGCGTCACCGTCTCGCGCATCAGCCCTGCGATGAACAGGCTCGCGCGCTTGCGCGGCTTGATCTCGTAGGGCTTGCGCACGCTCTTGCCCTTGCCCGTGTAGTAGGACGCGGTGCCGTACTCGACCAGGTGTGCGTACCACGCGGTCGCGTCGCCCGCGATCAGGTCGTAGCGCAGCCACCCGAACTTCTTGCTCTTGGTCTTCAGCCTGCCGATCCGGATGCTGTCGCGCAACGCGCCGGTGTCGACCGAGCCGTTCGCGGCGAGCTTGGCCCGTGCGAGGTCGGCGATGGTCTTGTGCCCGGCCCGCAAGGCGCCGCGCATCACGTTCACCTCGACCTTGGTCGGCAACGCCTTCAGCGCCGCGTCGAGTTCGGCCAGCCCAGAGATGTGCAGTTCACGCGCCATCGACCGGTCCCTCGACGCAATCGAACACGATCCACCGCCCCGCTTCCTCAAGGTCGCGCGAGCCCGTGACCGCGAGGATCCGGCCGGCGTACAGGATGCGCCAGGCGCCCGACTCGACCGGGTGCGCGAGCACCGGCTGGTAGCGCACGGCGATCGTGTGCGAGATCGACGTGCGCAGCTCCATCGAACGCAAGCGCTCGACCGTTCCGATCGGACGCACGTTGGCCCAGACCGTCGCGACATCGGCCCAACCTGCGACCGGCTGGCCGTAGGCGTCGAGCGTTCCGGATCGGCGCTGGATCGTGACGCGTTTGTCGAGCTGCCCGGCTTTCATGCGTAGACCCGATACGGATCGAGCATCCGCGATACGAATTCGACCGGCGCCGGAGCCTGCGTAGCGTCCGCCTCGCGATGCTCGTAGAGCGACCCGATCCGCAACAGCATCCACTGCACCACGGGAGCCGGCACTTCGGACGCCGGCCATCCCGCAGTGAACTCGACGCGCACCGCAGCGTTCCTCGTCGCCGTCGCCGGCCAGGCTCCCGACGGCGGCGACACGAGCGCCGGCTCGTCGTCGAGCGCAACGTCCAGCGCCGCAGGCGCCACCGCCTGCAGCACGCCATCCACGTCGACGTACTGCAGCGACACGATCGACTGCACCGGAGGCATCCCGAGCGCGATCGCCCCCTGAGGGAACGCGTCGAGCGTCAGCCGCCAGGTCGACACACCGATCCCGCGCTGCGTCAGCAGCTCGGCCTCGTCGGCCGCGGCAGCCATGAGCCGCATGATCAGCTCGTCCTCGTCGTCGGCGTCGACGCGCAGGTGCAGCCGGGCGGCTTCGAGGCTGAACGGGAGCGCGCTTCGCGCGCCGATGCGTCGCAGAGCCATCGGGTCTTGCCGCGCGTCAGGCGCTGGCCGTCACCGCGTCGGCATCGCCGACGGCCTGGGGCACCGCGTCGATCGCGATCGGGTCGATGCCTTCGGCCCGACGCGCCGCAACGGCCGCCCGCTCCGCGTCGACCACGTCGGCATGCTGTGCGAGCAGCGCCGGGTCCGCCTGGACCAGCTGCCCGCAGCGCAGGCGCACGCCGGCGATCACCGCGTCCATGAGGACCAGCGCGACCACGGCCGCAGCATCCGCTCCCTGCCCGTCCGCCGCCGCTGCGTCGGTCTTCTGATTCCGTGCCATCTATCGACTCCGTGTCGGTTGCGACGCGGCGAGCGCGCGGCCCGCCGCGTCAGGCGGCTCAGGTCGCCGAGTGCTGGAACGTCTTGACCGCGCCGCCCACGTCGATCAGGTTGCCGCCCGAGCGCATGAACGCCACGAAGCCGATCTGACCGTTCAGCGTGAACGCGCTGTCGGTCATGCGGAAGAGCGTCATGTCCATCACGTCGCGGATCACGTACTTGCCGAACTGGCCAAACGCGATCGACTTTGCGTTGGCTGCGGGCGCGGCCATCTCCTGCGAGAGGTAGATCGGCCGGCCCAGCAGCCGGTCCGGCGCGCCGCCCGGGTTGCCCTGCTCGTAGCCCGGGACGAACACGGGGCGGCCGTTGCTGTCCTTGATCTTGCGCGCCACCCGAAGGGCCGCGTCGCTCATCATGAAACCAACGCCCGGCGCCGACCGGTAGGCCGGGTCGACCGAGTGCTCCAGGTTCACCAGGTCGTCGTACCCGAAGGTCGTCGCGGTGCCGGTCGCGCCGATGACGCCGACCGACGCCGCCGTGATCAGGCCGCGCGGCTGGCCAGTGCCGGTACCCGTCGTGAAGTGCTTGGCCGTGATACGGCCCAGACGCATCGCCAGCAGCCCCTGGATGTAGGCCTCGATGTCGATGAACGAGTCCTGCACCAGCTCGAAGGGCAGCGCGATCTTCTTCGACGAGTACTTGAACACGTCGATCGTCAGGTTGCTGAACGTCGTGTCCAGCGCGCTCACGGCCGTGTTCTGGCCGACGATCTCGCCTTCCTCGGCCGTCGCATCGGCGGCCGGGAACTGCATCTGCGTGCCGGTCGCGGTGCGAATGACGGTGGCTACCGAGCGGATGCCACCGAACGCCTTCATGGCCTCTTCGAGCGAGCGCTGGTACTCGATCGCCGTCGTGTAGCCGCCCTCGCTGTTCGTCGTCGTCGACATCGCGGCCCGGATGTCCGGGTTGACGCGGGCCGACATCTCGGTCACCTGCTCGGCCGAGAGCGCACGCAGGCCGCCCGTGAGGAACGCACGCAGCGCCGACGACCGCTCCGAGTGCGCGCCCGGCGAGCGGGTCGCGGCGTCACGCAGCGCGTCGAGCGCGGCCTGCGGGTTCTGCTCGGCTTCAAGTGCCATCACGCGCTGCTCGCGCTCGATGGCTGCGTCGATCGCCGTCACCTCGTTGAGCAGCGCGTCGAGCTTGGTCGACTCGTCGGCCGGCATCGCCTGCTCGGCCGGGTACTTGGCGTTCAGGTCGTGAGCGGCGCGGGCTTTGGCGTTGCGGGCCTCGCGCAGAGTTTGGAGCTTGTTCATGGGATCCCCAGAAAGAAAACGGCCCGCGATTGCGGGCCTTGGCACGTCTGCGCGAGAGCGCTAGTCGTTCGGGTGCGCGACCGTCAGCGCGCGCAATCGCTGGCGCTGACGGGCACGGTGTTCGTTCGTAGCGGCCGAGGCGGCCGACTCCGCAGCTGCAGCTGCCGACGCCAGCGCGTCCTTGGCCGCCCTCAGCGTGGCGGCGTTGAACGGCGCCAAATCGTCGGCCTGCGCGGTCGGCGCCTTCGCGTAGGCACTCAGGTCCCATTGCGCTTCGGCCTTCGGCGCCGCCCCGGCGATCGTGTCGGCGAAGCCGGCGCCGACCGCTTCCTGCGCCGTGTACCAGGTCTCGGCGTCCATCGCGGCCAGCATCGCGGCCACGTCACCGCCCGTCCGCGTCGCGTAGCCCTCGGCCAGCGTGCCGTCGATCTTCGCGAGCAGCGCCGCCGCATCAGCCAGGTCGTTCGTGTTGCCGTAGGCCAGCGTCCAGGCGCGATGGATCATGAACATCGCCCCGGGCGCGATCACCACCTCGTCGGCTGCGCAGGCGATCACGGTAGCCGCCGAGGCCGCGAGCGCGTCGATGTGCGCCACCACGCGCGCCGCGCTGTCGCGCAGCGCCGCCGCGACGGCCTGCGCTCCGAACACGTCGCCGCCGGGCGAGTTGATGCGCAGGTGGATCGTGTCGACGTTCAGCCCGCGCAGTTCGCGCGACAGGGTGTCGGCCGCGACCCCACCCCACCAGTCCGCCTCGGCCTGAGTCGCGACGATCGCGCCGTACAGGTAGACGGTCGCCTCGCTGGCGCCGGCCGCGCGCACGACGGTCGCTGGCGCCTCGGAGCGGGCGCGCGCCGCGCGGTCGCGGTTACGCGCCAGCAGCTGCAGCAGCTTCATTCAGTTTTCCTTGCGGTTGCCCGCTGTTCAGCACGTCGCCGCCATCGACCGGCGGCAGGTTGTTGCGGCGCCGGACCTCGTTCGTCGTCATCCAGCCCGGCTCGCCGGCGCGGCCCAGCGCGATGCGATCGGCCTCCATGCGAGCCTTGTAGTCGCCACGCTCCAGCGCGCTGCGATCGAACTCGACGAACAGGCGCTCGCGCACCGGCCAGAACTTGCGGTTCAGCTCCTGCTCGATCTTCGCCAGGTGCGGACCCAGCGTGTACTTGCTGAAGCCGATCGACATCTGCTCGACGCCCGATCCCCACGACGTCGTCTTGTCGGTGTGGCCGATCATGAAGGCCGGCACCCCGTAGCAGCGCGCGATCTCCTCGACCTGGAACGCGCGCGTCGCCAGCAGCTGCGCGTCCTCGGCGGTCATCGTCAGCTTCTCCAGCTTGATGCCGCCGACCAGCACGGCCGGCAGGTGCGCGTTCGCCGGCCCGGAGTGCCGTGCCGACCACGTCTTGCGGATCTGCTCGACCTGGTCGATCGTCAGGGTGCGCTCGGACG